CTAAAGAATACCTACACGAATTCGATTGGGCTAACAGCATGGTGCTTGCACATAACACCATGTTCGATGGGGCGATACTGTCTTGGCTGTTTGACATACACCCAAAGGTTTGGGCTGATACATTATGTATGGCTAGAAGTCTGCATGGTGTAGAGGTTGGCGGTAGCCTAGCTGCATTAGCGCAGCGTTATAATATTGGTGAAAAGGGTACTGAAGTAGTTGATGCAATGGGTAAGCGTCGAGAAGAGTTCAGTGTGGAGAGTCTCGATAAGTACGGCGACTACTGTATTAATGATGTTGATCTTACCTACAAGTTGTTTTCTATCATGGCAAATGGTTACCCTCGGCAAGAACTTAGGGTGATTGATACAACACTACGTATGTTTATCGAGCCTGTATTAGATTTAGATATGGGTTTGCTAGAGCAACACCTTATGGACATACGAGACAGGAAGGACGACTTATTGATTGAAGCGGGAGTCAGTAAAGAATTACTGATGAGTAACGATAAGTTTGCTGACCTATTGAAAAAACATGATGTGATACCCCCTACTAAGATAAGTCCTACCACAGGTAAGGAAACCTACGCATTTGCTAAGACGGATGAGGGGTTCAAGGCGTTACAGGAACACCCTTCCATTGATGTTCAAGCTTTAGTAGCAGCGCGTCTTGGTAACAAAAGCACCATAGAAGAGACCCGAACCCAACGATTTATCGACATATCCAGACGCGGTTTATTGCCCGCACCAGTGCGATACTATGCCGCGCATACAGGTCGATGGGGTGGTGATGACAAAATCAACTTACAAAACTTACCGAGCCGTGGCCCTGATGGTAAGGTCTTAAAGAGAAGTATCGTAGCTCCCGACGGCAGTGTTTTGATTGACTGTGATTCCGCTCAGATAGAGGCTAGGGTGCTTGCATGGTTAGCAGGGCAAGACGATTTAGTAGCTTCTTTTCGTAACGGAGAGGATGTTTATGTGAAGATGGCTTCGCGTATCTACAGTAAACCCCAAGAAGCAGTTACAAAAGACGAACGTTTTGTTGGTAAGACCACAATATTAGGTAGTGGGTACGGCATGGGCGCGGTTAAGTTCCAAGCTCAGATGGGTACTTTCGGATTTGAAATAGATATTGAGGAAGCGCGGCGGGTTATACAGGTTTATCGAGAAGCTAACGGAGAGATAAGTGGGCTGTGGCAAGAAGCACAACTTATGATTAAGGAGTTAGCTAAAGGTCAAGAGAAGTCAATTGGTGTACCTCAAGTACTGGAGCCGGTTGGCAATCTATCAGCGGTGCGCCTTCCGTCTGGGTTACTTATGAGGTACGACGATCTGGAAGGAGTCAGTGATTCCACAGGAACAGAGTACACATATAAAAGAAGAAATGGACGCGCCAAGATATATGGCGGTAAGTTTGTGGAGAACGCGTGTCAAGCGTTAGCCCGTTGCATCATTGCAGAACAGATGTTAAAGATAGCAAAGAAATATTGTGTAGCACTGACTGTACATGACTCGATTGTATGCTGTGTCAAGGAGGACGATGCAGATCAAGCGAAGCAAGATATAGAGATGTATATGCGTTGGGTTCCAGATTGGGCCGAAGGGTTACCTTTGGATTGCGAGGCTTTTGTGGGAAGGTCTTATGGAGAATGTGAATGAACAGTAAATATGACATATTATTTTTGGGAACGCCTTTTATAGATGGGCATTATGATTCGATACAGGATGCCTACTCAGCTAAAGAAACGCACATAAAGAACTTTCCTAGCATTAACCTTGCTATAGTAAAAACTATCCATGAGATTAAGTTAGGGAAGAACATATTTTGGATTCCCAACAAGGATAAGATACAGGCGTTTAATGACAGTAACGCTCTGAAGGAGCGCATGGAGGCATAGATGGAATTAACCGAGAAGCAGAATCAGAGAAGAAAGACCGCAATGAAAGAGCAAATAGATAGAATGACTACTAAGCAACTTCGTATGTGCGATCAACTAAAGATACCACCACAAGATTTTGTGATTGTAATGAACAAAGTTCACATATGAATGCAGCCCCTTGGTCATACAGTAGGATAAAGTCTTTTGAGCAATGTCCTAAACAGTTCTACCATTTAAAGGTAGTTAAGGACTATAAAGAACCTATTAGTTTTGCGATGAACTACGGCAATGAGTTCCACAAGGCCGCAGAAGAATATATACGTGACGATAAGGAGTTACCCAAGAAGTTCTTATTTGCCAAGGCGGCACTAGATGTTTTGAATGAGAAGGACGGGGATAAACTCTGCGAGTATAGAATGGGGTTAACCGAAAGCTTAGATCCTTGCGGGTTTATGGCTAAAGGCGTATGGTGGCGCGGAATAGTAGACCTCCTAATAATAGATGTCGAAAAGAAGATAGCTTGGGTTGTAGACTATAAGACAGGTAAATCTGCTAGGTATGCAGATAAGGGCCAGTTAGAACTGATGGCCTTGGCTACCTTTAAACACTTCCCTTTTATAGAAGAAGTTAGGGCGGGGTTACTATTCGTAATAGCAGAAGCCTTTGTAAAGGACACCTATAGTTCAGAAAGTGCTGAAGATATGTGGGAAAAATGGCTTTCTGATTTTACAACCATGCAGTTAGCGTATGATAATGACGTATGGAATCCGAGGCCAAGCGGGTTGTGCCGAAAACATTGTGTAGTGGTAGAATGTCCTCACAACGGGGGGAACTAACAAGTGTACAAGCGAACAGGTAAAGGTAAACGCAGACCTTACGAACGAGAGTACCAACTCCAGTTAAAACGTGGAGAACATGAAGACCGTATGGAGCGGCAACGTGCCAGACGGGCAGTGGACAAGACAGGAGCCGATGCTAATAATAACGGTAAGGCTGACAAACGCGAAGGGAAAGACGTTAGCCACAAGAAGATGTTAAGTAAAGGCGGTACAAACGCCGATGGATACAAGATAGAAAGTAAAAGTAAAAATCGTAGTCGTAACGGTAAGTCACCAAAGAAACGTACTACGAGAAAAGCTTAGTACAAAGCCCCCTACCCCTTCAGGGCAAACCCACCACGCGCCGTCCGTGGGTACTAAAGACGGCTTATAGTTCGTATTGTGGACACCACTTTACGATGTATTTTCGTGGATGGAGAAGTAGATGCGGGTAATAGATAACAGGGCAATACTATTAAACTTACGTGATCCAGAAAAAGTAACAGATGTTATACCTAAGAGTAAGAGATTATCAGGGAACAAAGTATTGGTTAACTGGGGGGTTGATGAGTCGCACGTACTAAAAAACCTTAACATAAAAGTCCCCTCTCCCATCGAAGGTCAGTATAAGTGGACAGGTAAACACAAACCCTTCGACCACCAAAAAACCACTTCTTCTTTCCTCACCATGAACAAGCGTGCCTTTTGTTTCAACGAACAAGGCACAGGTAAAACTGCTAGTGCCATATGGGCCGCAGACTATCTTATGAATCAGGGGCGTATCAAACGTGTGTTAGTGATATGTCCTTTATCTATCATGGATTCAGCATGGCGCGAGGATCTATTTACCTTCGCAATGCACCGTTCAGTTGATGTTGCTTATGGTTCTGCTACCAAGCGTAAGCAAATAATTGAAGGAGGGGCTGAGTTTATCATAATTAATTATGACGGAGTGGAGATAGTATCCGATGCAATAGCGAACGGTGGGTTCGACTTAATCATTGCAGACGAAGCTACTCATTATAAGAACGTACAAACTAGACGGTGGAAGATCCTTAATAGATTAGTCACTCCTAATACATGGCTATGGATGATGACAGGAACCCCCGCTGCACAGTCACCTCTCGACGCATATGGCCTTGCAAAACTTGTAAATGTTAACGCTGTGCCTCGTTTCTTTAGTGCCTTCAGGGACATGGTTATGTACAAAATAACTAATTTTAAATGGGTGCCAAAACCAAATGCTACGGACATAGTGTTCAACTCTTTGCAGCCCGCCATACGTTTTACAAAAGAAGAGTGTCTTGATCTGCCTGATATGATTTACACCAAACGAACGGTAGAGATGACACGGCAACAGAAGAAATATTACAACGAACTTAAACAAAAGTTGGTAGTACAGGCAGGGGGAGAACGGATTACCGCTGTTAACGCTGCTGTAGAAATGAATAAACTTTTACAGATCGCTTCTGGGGCTATCTATACAGATGATGGAGAAGCATTAGAGTTCGATATCAAACACAGATATAAAGTGTTGCGGGAAGTAATCGATGAGTCCAGTAAGAAAGTCCTAGTCTTTGTGCCTTTTAAGCACGTTATTGACGTTCTCACTAATAAGCTACTACAAGATGGTATACCTACAGAAATAATACGTGGTGATGTGTCCGTTAATAAACGCACCGATATATTCAAAAGGTTCCAAGAAACTGACTTACCTCAAGTACTTATCATACAACCTCAAGCCGCTGCCCACGGCATTACGCTAACCGCTGCCAATACAGTGGTGTGGTGGGGGCCGACTAGCTCCCTCGAAACTTATGCCCAAGCAAACGCTAGGGTGCATAGAGCAGGGCAAGACCACAAGTGTACAGTGGTACAGTTAGAAGGTTCCTTCATAGAAAAACGCGTATACTCATTACTTGATAACAGAATTGACGTACATACAAAAATGATAGATTTATACAAAGAAATACTTGTATAACATATTGGATACCACTATACTCGCTTCCCAACCACAAAGTACGGAGATTTGTGTGCAAGATAATAACTATCTGACGAAGGCTACGGAAGTCTTTATTAAGATACGCGACGAACGAGCGAAGCTCAAAAAGGAATGGGAAGTCGAGGACGACAAACTTAAAAACCAACAGGATGTTATAAAGCAAGCGTTACTCACCCATTGCAAAGAAACAGGAGCTAAAAGCGTTAAAACGGAGGCAGGGACTTTCTTTCGCTCAGTGAAGAACAACTACTTTGTTACAGATTGGGGGAGTGTCTATGACTTTATAAAAGAAAATAGCCAACCCGAACTTTTACAAGGGCGACTTCACCAAGCTAATTTAGAACAGTTCTTTGTAGATAACCCAGATACGGTAATCAAGGGTGTGCAGTCTAATTCTGAATACTCGATTAACGTACGAAAAGCCAAGGGGGCATAATGTCCGAAGAACGGGAATTTGTTGAACTGAGGAAGGTGGCAGATCACTTTAAAGTATCTGAGTCCACTGTCAGAGCGTGGATACGAAACGGTAGCATACCGGAGAATACTTACATCAAAGTGGGTAAGACCTTTAGGTTTGAGCTAAATCTCATATCAGATGCACTGTTAGGCGAGCAGCCAAAACCAAAACCAAGAAGGTCGCTTACGCAAGAGGAAGAGAACGAACAGTTTGCGGATAGACAAAAGCGTGCAGAGATGAGGGATAAGGCTAAGGAGACATACTGGCAGGAGAAGAAAAGCGCACAAGAACCAGAAGAAGTTGATCCTAAAGACGTACTAGCGGATTTAGACGAAGACTTCTAATGGTTGCACGTATCTCATTAAGAGAAGGTAAGTTCCGTAAAGTTATCGACGGGACTGAGACACATATATTCGACTCAGATACTTTAGATGCGGTGATTATAAACGCAGGTAGGGTTTCCAGAATATATTACGCTAACCAATACGACCCTAATAAACCAACAGCACCCGTTTGTTGGTCATCCGATACACAAAGACCTGATGCAGATGTGGCCGATACGCATAAGCAAGCAGGGCGTTGTATTGATTGCCCACATAACATAAAGGGATCTGGTGGTAATAACGCAAGAGCGTGTAAATATTCACAGCGTATTGCAGTTGTATTGGAGGATAACTTGGATGAGGTATATCAAATCCAATTACCAGCAACAAGCCTATTTGGCCCTGCGGGTAGTGGATGGATGTCAATGCAAAACTATGCTAGGCACTTGAACAACCACAGTACCTCTGCCATATCGGTTGTAACCAGAATGGGTTTTGAAAAGGATGGTTATATTCCGAGGCTTCGTTTTCGTCCGATGCGAGTGCTAGGCGAAGAAGAGCTACAAAAAGCCGCTGAATTAGAATCGCACCCTGATACCTTACAGGCTATTACATTAGTCCAAGGTGGAGAGCAAATTGTATCTCCGTTTAGTGAGGTAGAAGGGTTCGATCATACAAGTTATCTTCGATAGCTTCTTTGATAGATTCATGTCATTCAGTAAGTTTACAGTAAGACGTTTAGGAGAACGCAATGGATAAGAACCAAAACATACAGTACATCGTAGAAGATGTAGAGGCTTTATGGCCTAAGATAAACCGTCCTTATCGGTTTGATAATAAGGAAAAGCGCAGCGTACCTTGTGACGCTACCGATGACCAAGCGAAGTACGAGATAGACTTCCGTATGAACAAAGGTCAAGCGCAAGATCTTTGGAAGGCAATGTCTGGTGCCTATGCAAGCCAGAAACAAGAATCTTGGCCTGATAAGATCAAGAATCCTTTCAAGAAGGAGGAAGAAGGGGGTACGTTTACCTTTAAGTCTAAGCTCTCTGCTGCTTATAATGGTAATGCGACTCCTGCACCCGCACAATATGACGCGAAGAATAAGCAGCTAGACGAAAGTTTCGAGCTTACTACTGGAAGCACCGTAAACGTAGCGGTTGTTTTCGTCCCATACTCTATCGACAAAGATAGAACAGGGGTCTCTCTGCGTTTAAAAGGGGTACAAGTTACCAACTATGTTCCAAGAAAGTCCATCTCACCGTTCAAAGCGGTTGATGGCTTTACATCCGAGGACTCTTCAGATGATAATCCATTTGAAGAAGTTGTTGTCGATACTGCTTCTGAGGAAGAAGACATTCTTGAGGTAGAAGAACCTAAGAAGATGTCTAAGAAATCAGCGGCTCCTAAAGAAGAGAAGTCTGAAATAGCTGACGTTCTCTCTCAGTGGGACGACTAACTCCTCACAGTTTCACTACGGCTAGGTCTCGGCAGACTGAAAAGGTGGGTTCGCGCAGTTCTCCACCCTGCCGTGGTGTCTCTCGATAATGGGTAAATTGGATGGAAGGGTATGGATTCAAAGACATTTCTACAGAGGGTACTTAGCGACGACGGGTATTATTCCCTGTTTGCCGCTAAAGGCGTAAAAAAAGAAGACCCTCATACACAAAGATTTTATGAAACTTTAGACGAATTAATACAAGCAAGCACCGACCTAGACCAAGAAGGCTATAACGTCTTCTACGCACTAGGAACTTTTAACGAATGGGGTTCACGAAAAGCAACTAATATTAAGAACTTAAAAGCATTCTTTTTCGATATTGATTGTGGCCCTAGTAAAGAATATATAAACCAGACGGAAGGGTTAATAGCACTACGGAAGTTTACTAAAACGGTAGGGTTGCCTAAGCCCTTAATAGTTAGTTCTGGTAGAGGTATACACGTTTACTGGATTTTATCAGAGGCGGTTTCTTACAAGAAGTGGTTACCTGTAGCGGAGCAACTGAAACGTTATTGTAATCTCCATAAGTTCTTACCAGATCCGGCAGTAACTTCTGATGGAGCGAGGGTACTTCGTGTGCCGTACACCCATAACCACAAAGACAATCCGCCCACACAAGTACTTCCTATGGGCGTTGAGATACCAGAACTTGTAGACTTTGATGAGTTTGCTGAACTACTCGGTGGAGAATCGATACCAGTTCCTAAGAAGTTTACCCCTAGCCCCTCAAGCGCAATGATGGATGCGTTAATGGGAAACATGGAAACTAACTTTAAAGACATCATTGTTAAGACGGGAGCGGGGAACGGCTGCGAGCAACTAGGTACGATTATAAGCAAACAAGAAGAATGCAGTGAACCTATGTGGAGGGCGGGGTTATCAATAGCTAAGTTCTGCGTAGACTCTGACAAAGCTATAATGAACATATCGAAACGGCATCCAGAGTTCTCTGAGCAAGAAACAGTAGAGAAGGTGGGCCTTATAAAAGGGCCGTACCTGTGCAATACGTTTGACGAATCTAACCCGAATGTATGTACCGAATGTAAGCATTGGGGGAAGATAAAGTCTCCAATAGTGTTAGGTAAGACCATAAAAGAAGCAGAAGAAGAGGATAATATAATAGAAGCTCTCTCTGCGAACCGTCCTAACGCCCCTGCTCAAACTTATATAATACCTGAGTACCCGAATCCTTATTTTAGAGGAGTTACAGGGGGCGTATACGTACGTTCTAGTAATGCTGACGGCGAGATAGATGAGAAGATGGTGTACCATAACGACATATACGTAGTTAAACGCATACGTGATGCAGAGATAGGCGAGGCTATTGTCATGCGACTTCACCTGCCCAAAGATGGGGTGAGGGAGTTTACAGTACCTCTCACTGCGGCTACTTCTAAGGAAGAATTCCGTAAGCATATGTCAATGCAAGGCGTTGCAGTTGGTAGGATGGACGAACTTATGCAGTACACAACCACTTGGGTCAACGAGTTGCAAGCAACTGCTACCGCTGATGAAGCGCACAGACAATTTGGTTGGACTAGCGAAGAGATGGAGTCCTTCATACTAGGCAACATGGAGATTTTTGGGGATCGTATAGAGTTTAATCCACCTTCTACCAATACCGCAGGGTTATTCCATGCCTTTGAACCAAAGGGTACTATGGATGCGTGGAAGGAAATGATAGGGTTTTTCAATGAAAAAGGACAAGAAGCTTACCAATATGTTGTTGGTGCTTCTTTTGGTTCTATTCTTATGGAACTCATGCCAGTAGCGTGCTCCTCTTTGCATATTTACAGTAAGGACACAGGGTACGGTAAGACAACCGCACTGTATGCAGCACTAACTCCGTGGGGTAACCCGAAAGAACTACTAATGGAGAAGGAAGACACCTACAACACCAAGATGAATAGAGGTGAGGTGTACCACAGCTTGCCTTTTTTCTTGGACGAAATCACTAATTTAAGCCCGAAAGAGTTAAGTAACTTAGCCTACCAATATGTAAGTGGTAGGCAGAGAAGGAGAATGACAGGCAGCGTTAATGCAGAGCGGTACAACGGTGATGCTTGGAGCTTCAACTCTGTATCCACAGGCAATGTTAGTATGATAGAGCGTATTGGGTTATATAAAGACGCTCCTAAAGCAGAAGCACAGCGTATTTTAGAATACAAAGTAGATAAGATGTTTAAGGCTTCTTCAGATAAGGAAAAGACTGACGCGTTCAGTAAAGACATATTTAATAATTGGGGTCATGCAGGGATACCATTCGTACAGTACGTCATAAATAACCTAGATAAGGTAAAGAAAGACCTAGAGGTGGTACAGAAGAAGATTGATAGAGAGGCGGAGCTTGCAGCAGAGAATCGATTTTGGTCTGCGGGGGCTGCGTGTTCGTTGATGGCCCTAGTAATATGTAAAGAGATTGACTTGCTACCTTATAACACTAAAAGGGTTTACAAATGGATACACACGGTACTCAAGCGTAACAAAAACTCGTTTGACGATATGAATGCCTCTGTAGAACAGACCTTAAACGAATACATTAACGAGAATTGGAACAACATATTACAGATTAAAAGTACTGATGACTTACGTAAGCAAGGTGCTGGTAACGGGTTAGATCAGTTGGTTGTTCCTGACGCCTTACCAAGAGGAGCTTTGGTCGCACGATACGAGACGGATACGAAACGTGCTTATCTGCTACCTAAACCATTACGTATTTGGTGTGGAGCGCAGCAGATTAACTACGCTTCTTTCGTGCAAGACTTAATGGAGAAGTTAAAGGGGAAGAAGGATAAGATTCGTTTAGGTAAAGGTACACATATGCGGTTACCGTCTACTGATGTTATCTCCGTGGACTGCTCCGGTGTAGACTTTGATGCGGAAGATTGATGATGTTGCGCCGGATGGGGTGCGGATAGTTATCAAATGGAAAGAAATGGTAGTCGGAGCGTCCATATTCATTCCTTGTATCAATACTGATAAGGTCTTAACAGAAACTACACAAATAGGCCACACAAAAGGGATGACTTTGGAACCCAAGGTTCGTGTAGAAAAGGGTAAATTGGGCGTGCGTTTTTGGAGAACCGTATGATAGAATTTAAGGGTAAAGTCTTTTCATTGCACTTTACTCCCCTAGCATAGTACCCCTTATCGTATAGCCAAGCGGTAAGGGGGCTATCTTAAAATAACCCTGACCTGTCATACTCACCAGCTAATTCTTTAGAGTACTCTCTTATATTAGGGCTTAACGTAACTCCGTTATACATTTGAGAAGAACTTTTTGCGTGCATCTTCATAGAACGAACTAAACTATCAGTGCTAATTACTACCTTTGGCCCTTTGCTTCTATGCCGTTTATTAAACTCTCTTATTTCTTCTGCCGCCTCTCTTACACCCGCTGCATCCCCCATACGCCTAGCAACATAATATTTCTTCATCAACTTAGTACGTTTTTGATTTACTGATCGGTCTATACGTTTAATATCTTGGTTTATCTCTTGCGCCCTAGAGTATTCTGCGGGAGCAAACCCTAACGCTTGAGCAGTTAATTGCGCTGGGTTTAAATCGTCTACAATAGGATCGCCGCGTCGGGTACGAGCAGTTCCTTCGTCAAAATCAGAGTAGCGTATAGTCTTAAATATGTTACGGAATGCGGAAGGTAGCACACTCTCTACACCCCTTTGCACTTCCCCGTTAAATAATATATCGTTTGCACCTCTTGCTATTGATGACGCATAACTTAGTGCAGGGCCACCTAGAATATTTAAAAACTCTTCTTTAGCAGATTCATTAAAGTCATATTTATTATTACCTAATATAAGGTGCGAAAGACCTATACGAGAAGCAATATCTAATTCGGTTTCTGCACCAAAGACATCTCCTGCAAACATGGTCAAATATTGTAATCCGCCACTGTACAAGGGTTCGCCAAGAAACTTACGGATATAAGTCTCCGCATCTTCGTCTTCGTCATCTAAGAAAAGATTGGCTAGTCCTTCAAACATTCCTAATATGGTAAGTCCTTGTAGCCCTGATAACGCTGCCGTTGTTCCCAAACTTGCTACCACCTGCCGTCTTGCTTGACGTATTGTGTAATCATCTAAACCGTTTTCTTTAGCTTGTTGTAGTGCAGTAAGAGCCATTTTTAACTGATGGTAGTACATCGTAAAGCCATAGGTCTTAAACATCATAGCAACGCGGCCTAAACTCTTTTGTGCGATACGGGGTGAAGTAGCTAATGTAGCGCCACCGTTAGTCTGCTGTGTATCGTACAAAGCTGTTTCTACAGCCGATTCAATTAGCGCAGTATCAGTTAGATTCCCTTCGCCTTTGGCTGTGTTAGGGTCAGAATTTAGCCTAGATACTTCATTCAAATAAGTAGCAACCAAAGTTACTTGCCTGTTCATACGTTCTGCTGTGTGGAAAGGCAACGCGCCCCATAGATTAAATTTATCCCATGTGCTTTTAAATCTACTATCTTTTATTTTACCTGCTAGTTCATAACCTAAAGTGTCTGCAAACAAAGACCGGCTAAGTAACCCTCTTTTAGCAGACC